TAATTAGCTTGAAGATTTCGCTGTTGTCTACTTTTTCGTCAAACAAACCAATCATCAATACAGCAACCATGCCAACAACAACAACACATAGTGTCAGGCTGACCATCAACGTAACGGCAAAAGTGAGTTTTGCTTTCACGGTAAGTTACCTCCAACTGAATAGGCCGAGCCAATAGGCGCAGAGGTCACAACAGTGGCCCCAGCAGGCACCACAGCGCCTCCCCACGGGCTTTCGTTGAGTGGCCCTAGGCAATCTGCCAACGTAGCGCCATTGACCTTTTTGGGCCTGATAGTGCAAGGGTATGACCACTGGTTTGCCATGCCGCCATCGCCAGCAGTTGTCACAAAGGTGCGGGGCGTAGCCTTGACCACAGACCAGGATGGCGCCTGGGGATACTCCATCTCGGTGCTAAACAGTGACCAGACCATGTTTTTGCCTTTGGGCGGTTTGCAAGAACCAATCAGGTTGCGGTCGCCTACTGACGATCCTGTCAGCACAGGACAAACTGAAGTGCCTTGCTGGAACGTCACGCCGTTGATGACCATCGTCTTGTTTGTTGGCGTTGTCGGGCTGGCGGCGCAGAGCGCGTACTTGCCGTGACACATCATCAGCGCAGGCTCGGCCCAGGCTGAGGCAATGAACACAAAAGGCAGTAGGTACTTAATCATCTGAATGTCCCGTTGTTAATAGCGTCCATCATACGTCTGCCGTACCTCTCCACCGCCTCCTTGGTAATAACGTGTTCGCCAATTTTTAGTGCCCCGTAGCCATCGTCAGGCGCAGGCGCTTGGCCCATCAAACGTTCGGGTGTGACCATGCCGCCTTGGTTAAAGGCTTGGCTACCACCACCAAAGCCAGCACCTCCAGGCCCACCATAAGAACCGCCACCACCACCGCCCATGCCGTCGCCGTAGCCGGTCATTGCAGCTACTGCATCTGGGTTGAGCGTTGGCGTCCGAGTTTCAACCGGCGCTGGTGGCCCCAAAGACACTGAGGAACTGGGAAGAACATCGTTTAAGAAAGACTCAAACATACCCCTAGACTTTGGCGCAGTCTCACCCGCAAACTGGTCGCCGTACAAACCAGTGGGGGTTATCCCAGACGTACCAGGTTGCGAACCATAGCCACCTACTTGCAAACCAGTGGCAGGATCAATTCCACGGGCTACCATACCTTGCTCGGCTACAAAGTTCGGCGCTAAGGCGTTTTGCAGCATTCCGTAACTGGTCATGCCAAACCCTTTCTGCAAGCCTTGCGTGATCGCCGCCATCGTAGGGTTGTCGCTGTAGTAGCCAGCTTTTTGAGCGTTGGACATCGAATCAAATGCCGTTGGTGCGCGTTCATTACCACCACCCATCTGGTTCTCCTGCCGCTTACGCAACATCTCATTGAAAGCGTTAAGGTAGTAATTCATATCTTCAGCCCGTGGTTTCGGAGGAAGTCTACAAACAAGTAGGCCACACCAATAATAGCCGCCCAGATTAGACCGGCGAGTGTCTTCTCAATGATGGCCTTCCGCAGCCGCTCCATGTCGTTCTGCGCTTTGATGGCGTTTCTCACCCACTGCTGCTCCTCTCTGTCGAGACAGGTGTCGCTGCTCTTGAGCGCGACGAGCAGGTCGGAGATCAGCAGGGCGCGGTCTTCAGGGGTCATTGTTGCTCTGCCATAGCGTTTTGGTTGGCTGGGGCAAGGGCGTTTGAACCCACACCAATGTTGCGTATTTTTTCTGGGCTAAGTTCTGGTTTTTTAAACGGGTCAAAAAATCTTTTTCCTTCTGCGTCACGCAACATTGCTTTGCGTAATGCGGATGCTGCAACTTTAGGGTCTAGCATTTCAGTAGCAATTTCAATAGCAATTTTTTCGTTTACGCCGCCTTTTAAACGCCTAATAATTTCATTTGCAAGTGTTGCTGTCCTGTTTAAAAAACTAGGTGTTTGAAGTCCAGCTAAAGCTTCTGACCCAGTAGTAAGAAGGTTTGGCCCTGCTTTTGTACCTTTACGCGCCATATACTCAACTTCAGCAATTCTTGATAGGTCATTTTTAACCCCGTCAATTACAGCCATTTGTTCTGGGGTCATAATTTTAGAAAGGCTATCATATCGAGGCGATCCAGTAGCCGCTTTTTGTATGGTAGCGGGTGCATTTTCTACGGCGGTTGCAAATCCAGTTGAGCGTAAACGACCCGTTTCTTCACCTAAAACTGGCTTAAGCTTTCCCTCTAAAAATTGTGCAATTTGCATTTGGTTGATAGGCTTGCTTCCTGCCGAAAACAATTCTCTTGCTTGACCATACTCAGGAACTTTGTTTTCAAACCACTTTAAAAAAGCAGTTCTAGTTCCCGATATTGCGTTTACCTCGTTTTTTCCTATTCCAAATGTGGCTGGGTCGCGGATTAAGTCATCAAACGCTAATTTTACATAGTGCAAACTTGTGCCAGGGTATTGAGCAACTTCAGCAGGTACATTTGTAAATCCAATTGGTTTTCCATCCGCGCCTAAAATTGACGATGGTATTGTTTGCGCGGGGGCATCTTTTCCAATTTGAAAAACTTGTGCTTTTTCTTCTGCTAGTTGTTTTGCTCTAGCCAACACTTTATCCATAGATGGTCTATTAGATAAAGCAATAAAAGTTGAATCTGACGGAATAAGAGCTTGATCCGCGATTTTGTATAGCGGGTCTGTTGAACTAGACCTAGCAATTTCTGCTGCTTTAATTTCGTCGGCAGTTTTTCCTACGTTTCGTATGGCTGCAAGTTGAGCTTCTTTTTGTGCTGATTCTCTAGCCAAAAACTCGCTTGGCAATTTTTCTGCGGCTTGTTTTCCTAGCGCAGCAAATCTAGTAGACCCAGCAGGTACAGCAGCTTGCGCTGCGGTAGGGGCAGACCCAGGAACAAGTTCTTGTGCGTTAACTAATGCGTTAAGAATTTCTGGCGCTTTTCCTTCTGCGGCAGTAACGTATGCTTTAGATTTTGGTGAAAAAGCGTTATAGACGGATTCACCTACGCTTGCACCAGTTTTAACGCCTAAATTTAATGCGCCTACTACGGGTGCAACAGGGTTTGTGTAGGTTGCTGCCGTAGATAAAACTTTAGCCGCAGTCGGCGCTACTCTAGCCGTAGCCATAGCCCCGCCAGATAAAAGGGTTGACAAGTCAGCAGCGGCCCCTACAGGGTCTGTAGCAAGCGTATTTTTTAACCCCTCTATGCTGCCGTACCGATCCCTATACATTCCTCCAACGGCGTTAGCCGAATCAACAGCCCGTTTTGCCGCCTGTGGATTAGCATCAAATAAACTAACAAAATCAACTACTTTTTTTGGCAGTACATTTTGCAAAGCGCCAGCGCCAACGTCAAGCAATCCTTTTGCAGTCTCAATTGGGCTTGTGATTGCTTCGGCTAACCCGCCAAAAAATTTAGCGCCACTAGGTAAAACATTTGCTAAAGCTTCTCTTGGAACATCTGCAAATGTTCTATTTGCAGATTGCAATTTTTTTTGCTCTGCGCCAAAGGTTTGAGCAGCAAAATCTTCTACTTGAGATGGCGTTGCGTTATCTGGCCCTTCAAAAATATGAACCGCTCCATCTGGGCCTTGAACACGATATTTGGTAGCCATTAGTTGCTTTCTTTGCCAAGATATTTAAATCCACTACTTGTTGACGCCCCCGCCAAAGGTGGTATTTTTGGCACAGTTGAAAGACCTAACGCGCCCGTTGCAGAACTAGGTATTTGAGTAAATCTAGTATTCCATGCTTCTACACTGCGAACAGCAGCTTGGTGTTGAAGTGTAGCTAACCTAGTAAGGGTCTGTGGAGTAAGTTCAAATGTGCCGCCTGCAATTTGCTGTAAAAATTTAAGGTCTTTATCAGTAAAACCTTGACCCGTTCCCAACCCTGCACTTTTAATTGCGTCAAGTGTGCTTTGTCCTGTAGCCGCAATTAACGATTCAGTATTGGATATTTTTTCTTCGTTACTAGCGCCAGCTACATTTAATGCCCTAGCAATATTTAGTTTAATTCCAGCAATAGGCCCGGTAAACAAATTGCCTTGGCTTACCAAACTAATAATTCTATTGGCGCTTTCTGCTAACTGAGGTGCTTTTTCAGCCGCCCCTAATTTAGCATCATCTCTGTCAGCTAATTTATCGGCTAATTTTCCGCCATATGTTTTTTCTGTGCTAACCGTAACACTAGTCGCTGGTTGATGACTAATCTCTTTATTTATCCTAGCTTGAATTTCTTTGCGTACTTTAGGGTCAGTTGCCGCAGCTAAGTCAGTTTGAAGTTGCGATAACAAAGTTCCTTTGCTTGCCCTAGCTATTTCTTCCGTAAGAAACTTTATACGATTTTCGTCCCTTTTATCTGGGTTTGGTTTTCTGGAAAATCTTTCGTATTGATCTACCAAATTTTGCAGTTGAGTTTGAGGCGGCGCAGCCGATACAGGAGCCATTGCATTTGTTACATTAGCAGCCGGTGCTTGCGGAGCCATTGCGTTAACAGAGCCTGGAGCCATCTGGTTAGCAGCTACCCTGAGAGGTGTTAACGGCGCTTGAGGACGAGTAGCAAGACTTCCCTCTGGTGTCCGATACTGTTCCATCGTTGGTTCGCCAACAACGTTTGAGCCATAAGACCCAACATATATTTTTCCATCTTCAACAGTAATGGTTTCTCTAGGAATACCGCTTTTTACTAGGTCGTCTATGGACGCTTGAGTAGTAGGCGAAAGTGCAGCAGGAGCAGGGGCAGGAGCAGCAGGAGCGCCGCCCATAGCCATAGGCGCAGGCGCAGGGGCCATAGCGTTAGACTGTGGAGCGTTGCCCATAGCAGCGGCAAACTGGGCGTCAGCATCCATTCGTTCAATAAATTTAGCTGCACCCAATGCTTGTTTTAATTTCCACTGATTAAAAGCAGTGGGTTCGTTTGGAATATCAGCCAAGTCTGCTTCTAAACTGCCGAACTGTCGCCTAATCGGGCCAAGGTATTCGTCGGCGTGTTGCGCTCGTTCAATTGCACGAGCATCGTCTGGAGTACGGGCGTTAAGTATTGCTTCCCTTGCAGAAGCTGTTCTTTGCGTGACTATGGCTGCGGTAGACAACCGTTTTTTCTCAGCCTGCCCAGCAGCAAACTCCTGCTGGCGCATACCAAACTCTTGCTGGGCCTGCGCTGCTCTTTGCTGGGCCATCGCATTGGCTTGCATTTTCTCTTGGCCTTGTGAATAGCCCTCAAAGAAATTTGTCGGGCCACCTTGGTCAAGAAGTCCAAAATTAAGTGCCATGATTTGTCCTTAACTGTTATAGCCATAGGGTAGGTAAGGGTCATACCCACCAGAAGGCATATACGTTGATGCTGAAGATGCAGGTTGCCTAGCACCAAACATATTGTTAAAGCCAGTTTGGAGACTACCAAACCCACCAGACCCAAGCGCTTTTCCTATCTCACCGTAGGACGATTGTCTAGCGCGTTCCCCAGCCAGCATAGCATTGGCAGTGTTATAGCCTTGATTTTGCATGAGTGGGGCAGAGCCAGTTACAAGTCTTTCCCCTGCTGTGGCTGCTAGTGCATTGGAAGTCGGGCCAAAGCCAGCTACACCAGCGGCGGCATTTCGCGCAACTTCTTGTCGTCCATAGAAATCTTGGAGTGCCCGACCATAATCTTGCGTACCCGCTTCTTGCCCAAAATTAATTGCGCCTTTTATGTTAGGGCCAGATATACCAAGACCTCTAGCCGCCATTGAAGCGTTTAACGCTTTCATACCTTGGGACAGACGAAACTTGTAGCCTGGGTCTGCATTAAAGTCAGCCATCGTAAAAGGCCGAACATACTCGCCGCCTGCGGCAATGCCTTTGAGGTAGCCTGGAAGCGCATTGACGCCAGCCTGATAGTACGGTTGCTGCCTAGCAATGCTTTCCTCGTACATCCGCCTTTGCAGTGCCAATGCTTCGGAAGATTGAGCGTTAGCTGCATCAGTAGCCCGTTGAATAGCGCCGGTTTGCCCACCGCCTGTAGCCTCATCAAGACCGCCGCCAAGAGCAGCGCCAGCAAGCGCACCTTGTGGGCCACCAAGAAAGAAACCTGCTGCACCACCTAATAGTTGACCCCAACCCATAATCGTTCTCCTTGTTACCCAACCTAAGTCGCAGGAGTCTGCGCTGTAAGCAAACCGTTTGTAAAAGTCATGCTGCCGTTTGCGCCGAGTGCGGTCAGTTTAGCAGTCACGATGGTGGCAGTAACACCAGCAGTGGAAGTGCCCGTCCCGCCGTTTGCTATGGGCAGGATACCAGATACGTTGGTTGTTAGGCTGGCAAAAGTCGTAGAAGTTGTACCCGTACCGCCGTTGGCTATCGGCAAAACGCCAGTAACTTGCGTGGTCAGGCTAACCCCACTCAGCGTACCGCCAAGGGTCAAACTGCCAGCAGTAGTGACTGTGCCTGTCAGGGTAATGCCGTTGACCGTGCCAGTGCCGCCTACTGACGTAACCGTGCCATTGCCTGTGCCAGCACCTAAGTTGGCTCGGGCTGCTGCGGCTGAAGTGGCTCCTGTGCCGCCATTGGCTATCACCAATGTGCCTGCCAGCACCACCGCACCACTTGTAGGGCTGCTGGGCGTGAAGCCCGTTGTGCCTGCGCTAAAACTTGTTATGCCACTGGAGGCCACGGTTATCGTCCCGGCGCCGTTAGTCACGGTGATGCCTGTTCCAGCCGTCAAGGTGTGCAAGGCATAGCCTGTGCCGTTGCCAATCAACAACTGCCCATTGGTCGGAATCGTCCCAAGGCCCGTACCGCCGTTGATTACCGGCGTGATGCCAAGGCCAGAGCCGGTGATGGTGTAGACGTTGTTGAGCCAACGAAACCATTGGGTCGTGATTTGCCCGTCTTCCGTAAAAGCAACTCGGGGCGCAGGGATTTGGGTGACGTTTGCCATATCAACTTGACGTTGGACTCAGCACCAATTCAGCGCCCATGATGGCAATCTTTACTGGGTCAGTGCCGCTGATCTCGTACACCCGATCTCGCAGCTTGACTGTCATGCCAAGACGCCGCCAGAACGTGCGGTAGCCGTACTCACCAATTTTGCCCATGCTGGCCCAATGCTCACTTGACCAAGTGTGACCGCCATCGTCGCTCCAGCGCAGCATACATTGCGGGTCATAGCCCGGTGTGGCTGGGAATGACTCGGTGACAATATCAGCGCCGTCAATGTCTGGGCCAGAGTAAGTATTGGTTACAAAATATAAACCTGATTCTGTAATGATCTCAAGGCCAGATTCAGTCAATATGTATTCCCATTCAATCTCAGAAATTAACTGGAAACTTGGGCCTGCTGCTGGGACGTTTGCCAACTCAGTGATGATGCCGTCAGCAGTCTGTTCTGGCGTGATGCCCAGCCCTACGCCTGTCTCAGCGTCAAGCTGCAAGGTATGGTGGGCTGTGCGTTTGAGATTGTTTTGGCCTGTTGGCAGCGCCCTCCATGAACGCAACCACTTTTGGATGTCACCGTTGTCAGCGTACACATCCAAGTCAAAAGCGTAAATGTTGCCGTTAACGTAGTCGCCTAACATAATTTGGCTGTTGAACGCCATCTGGCAGTTTGACCTATGGCGCATGAACAGGCCGTTGTCAAACCCAGCCCGTTCGTGCCAGGCTTGGGTAGCCACATCGTAGACCCAAGTGGCGTTGCCGGTGGGAAACGTCAGGACGTAGAAGGCATGGCCTTCTTGCTGGTAGGTGTAGGCAATCGCGTCAGAAATGTTGCCGTACTGGGCAATGGCGTACTCAATAGCGTGGGTGCTGACCCGAGTGCCGGTGTAGCCGTTGGCCCGGTAGACGATGCCTTGCCCCCGCGCATCTGCTCCTAGCCAGAAGATGCCGTTGTCCAGTTTGGCAACAGAGAAGGCCGCAGCGCAACCAATCTCATTGAACGCACCTTGGATGCGGGTCATGGGGAAGTCGGCAGCGCCAGAGTCGTACCAAACTTCAACTGAGTTAGTGCCAAACAGCCAAATCTGCCCGTGGTCAATAATCATGCTGACCAAGCCGTCAGGAGAACCCTCGGCGCTGGCAAAATCAAGCGGGTCAACGGATGAACCGTCCAGCAGTTGCGTTACCCAGAATATCTGGCTGTCAGGCTGGATGAAAACAAAGTAGCCATCCAAGTAGCCAACGATTAACGCGCCGGCAAAATCAACGTCTGTGATCTGGGCAAAGACTGCCGTGCTGCTGTTGTAGATGTAACCCGGCCCATTAGCCGCAATGAACAACTGAGTGCCGTTGTCGCTCATGCTGACCGGGCCAGTGCCTGCTACCGTGCCACGCAAGGTGGCTACATAGGCCGTGGTGAGGCTGTAGAGTTCAGTGCCACTAACCACATAGCCAACGCCGCCAAACGTCCACAAGCCCCGTATTGGCCCTGTCCCAACCGTCACCAGCAAGTCAAGCCCAGGCGCTCGGTTTAGAAACCCGCCTGTTTTCCCTCCGTCTGGGGTAGCTTCTGGGAACAGGTTGACCA